CTCTAAAAATTCTCCGGGGGTATATTTTTGTAAACCTTTTTACTTACACATAGCCTTTAAAGGAGCTCGTATGGGTACTTCCTTCTTTATTCTTTATCTCCTTTCAACTAAAGAATCATATAACCATGCGAGTTCGTTTAAGTGTTATGTGTAAACCATACTAAAAGTCTATAATAACACATAATGTTCATAAGAAAACTACTATACATCTAATCGAGAGGAGGTCGGAAAGGGTGAGAAACGCTAGAGCTGTAAACTCTTCTGAGACAATACAAAAGAGGAGACCAGCTTTAACTCCTGAGGCTAGGGAAAATCAATTAATATCCTTGGCTGTGGACCTTGCCGAGAGACAGTTATTAGAAGGTACTGCTTCTTCTCAGGTCATAACTCATTATTTAAAGCTGGGGTCAACAAGAGAACGAAAAGAATTAGAGATTCTTGAGAAACAGAAAGACTTGATGGATGCTAAAACCAAAGCGCTACAATCATCCCAAGTAATGGAAGAACTTTATTCCAATGCAATTAATGCAATGCGAAGTTATAGTGGACGAGGTGATTCCGAAGATGATTAGAACATACAAGGAATTATCTAGACTATTGACTTTTGAGGAACGCTTCCAATATTTAAAATTAAATGGAGCCGTTGGAGAAGAAACATTTGGGTTTGACAGATTTATTAATCAAAAATTTTACAAATCACAAGAATGGAAGATAGTTAGGAATACAGTAATATTACGAGATAATGGTTGTGATCTTGGTGTAGATGGTTATGAAATTTATGAAAGAATTTTAATACATCATATGAATCCCATTTCAATAAAAGACATAGAAAGTAATAGTGATTTTCTATTGAATCCTGAATTCTTAATTTCTACTACACATTGTACACATAATGCTATAACATATGGCGATAAAAATCTGTTATCAAGAACACCAATCGAACGAAAGAAAAACGACACTTGTCCGTGGCGACATACATGAAGGAGAGTAAACAAAATGGAAGATAATATTAAAATCGGCATGGTTAATAATTGCCTATCACTCAATATTCGTGAGGAGCCCAAACCCGACGCGACAATAATATTTACTCTCGATCGTTTTACAGAAGTTGTAATTATAGAAGACGAATCAACGGACGAATATTATAAGATTTGTAGTGTATCTGGTCTTGAAGGGTTTTGTATTAAAAAGTACCTAACGATTTAATAGTAGAGGAGAATTATAATGAGTAGCATATTAACTGATATTAAGAAATTATTAGGAATTAATGAAGAAGATGTACACTTTGATCCAGACATTACAATACATATAAATTCAGCGTTGAGCATGTTAAGACAGATTGGAGTCGGCCCAACGACTGGTTTTTCTATCACCGATAAAACAGATATGTGGGATGATTTCACGGAAGAAGAGTCGTTATTAGGTAATATACAAACATATGTTTACCTAAAGGTTCGTCTAATATTTGATCCACCATCTAGTTCTGTGATTGTAGAAGCTTTTAAAGAACGAATCAGTGAGCTTGAATGGCGACTACAACAAGACGCCGAGTCAATACTTACAAGTTAGGAGGAATTATAATGAATACTAATGAATTAAAACACTATGGTATCCTCGGAATGAAATGGGGACGCCGTCGAGCTAGTAATGATTCTTCTGGGTCAACTAAAAAAAAGGATCGTCAACCAGAAACAAAAGAATCATTATCTAAAAAGAAAGCATACGTTGATTCTGCAAAGTCCGTAACAACCGAAGTAAAAAATATTAATCAGAGTCTATCTAAATTTAGAAACACCAAAAATAGAGTTGATTTAAGCACAATGTCTAATGATGAGATTAGGAAACATATAGAACGATTTAGCCTCGAACAATCATATGCGTCATACTCGGATAAATCAGTTACCAAAGGGAAAGAATACATCGATCAAACATTAGATATTGCCGGTAGCGTATTAGCTATTGGAAGTACCGCATTGGGTATGGCATTAGTGATCAAACAATTAAAATCGTAACAGGAGAAATAATTATGGCTCTATCAAACACTGCCGTACCAAAATACTATGGTGTATTTCGCGATGCAGTAATTCGAGGAGAGATACCCGTATGTAAAGAAATCTCTATGGAGATGAATCGAATAGACGATTTAATTGCTAATCCAGGAATATATTACGATGAGGGAGCGGTTGAAGGATGGATACGTTATTGCGAGGAAGAATTAACACTAACTGATGGCTCTGATTTATACCTACTAGATAGTTTTAAACTATGGGGAGAACAAGTATTTGGATGGTATTATTTTGTTGAACGAAGCGTATACCGACCAAATCCCGATGGACATGGAGGACAATACATTAAAAAATCAGTAAAGAAACGATTGATAAATAAACAATATCTAGTTGTTGGAAGAGGTGCCGCCAAGTCTTTATATGATTCATGCATTCAATCATACTTTGAAAATGTTGACACAACCACCACCCATCAAATTACTACCGCACCAACAATGAAACAAGCGGAAGAAGTAATGTCCCCTATCAGAACAGCAATCACGAGATCAAAAGGACCCCTATTCAAATTTCTAACTGAAGGATCATTACAAAACACAACTGGTTCAAAAGCTAATCGAATGAAATTAGTAGCAACAAAAAAGGGTATTGAAAATTTTCTTACTGGTTCTATTCTAGAGATTAGACCAATGTCCATACACAAACTCCAGGGATTAAGAGTTAAAATTGCTACTGTCGACGAATGGCTGTCTGGCGACATAAGGGAAGATGTTATAGGAGCAATAGAACAAGGAGCATCTAAAGTTGATGACTATCTAATTGTTGCAACTAGTTCGGAAGGTACAGTCCGTAATGGTAGCGGCGATACAATCAAAATGGAATTATCAGACATACTAAAAGGTGATTACATTAATCCCCATGTTTCTATTTGGTGGTATAAACTAGATTCGATCGACGAGGTTGCAGATCCAGAGATGTGGCTAAAAGCAAATCCTAATTTAGGAAAAACTGTTAGTTATGAAACATATCAACTTGATGTCGAAAGAGCAGAGAAAGCGCCGGCTGCAAGAAACGATATCTTGGCTAAGCGTTTTGGAATTCCCATGGAAGGTTATACATATTACTTTACTTATGAGGAAACACTTCCACATAAAAAACGTACGTTCTGGCAAATGCCATGTTCATTGGGTGGAGACCTTTCGCAAGGTGATGACTTCTGTGCGTTTACATTTCTCTTTCCACTATCAAATGGATGTTTTGGCGTTAAGACTCGGAACTATATATCATCACTAACTCTTATGAAATTACCAGCTGCCATGAGAATAAAGTACGATCAATTTATGAATGAGGGTAGTTTAATAGTTTTAGAGGGAACCGTTCTTGATATGATGCAAGTCTATGAAGATTTAGACAATCACATCAATGAGTGCGGATATGATGTTCGATGTTTTGGATTTGACCCATATAATGCTAAAGAATTTGTCGATAGATGGACTTCTGAAAACGGACCGTTTGGAGTAGAGAAGGTAATTCAAGGAGCAAAAACAGAATCTGTTCCTTTAGGTGAATTAAAGAAACTATCAGAAGAGAGAATGTTATTATTTGATGAAGATTTAATGACGTTTGCAATGGGTAATTGTATTACTCTTCAGGATACAAATGGGAATCGAAAACTACTCAAAAAGAGAGCAGATCAAAAAATAGACTCAGTTGCTGCTATGATGGATGCTTATATAGCATATAAATTAAACAAAGATGCATTTGAATAAAAAAAAGGGGGAGGTAATATAAAAGATGTGGACGTATAATCATTTACAATCAAATGAAATTTGTCACTATGGAGTTCTTGGTATGAAATGGGGTCGTAGAACCGCAACACACCTTAAAATTACGCCTAGTGACAGTTCTGTTACTAAAAAAGTAAAAAACGATTTTAATAAAATGTCAGATAACGATTTTAGACAAAAATACAAAACAACAAAAAGCACATATTCAAAAAGGGTAGAAAAATATGGAGATCCATATATGAATTCGCCTTTAGCAAAATTTGGTAAGTTTATGGAAAAACAAGCTAAAAATAATGCTAGTAGATACATGCAAATAGCAGAAGAAAAGACTGCTAAAAAAAATAAAGACATAAAGGATGTTAGCCATCCCATTTCTGAAAGATTTAAAGAATTAGGCAGACAAACAAAGAATTCGACACTACATCCAATATTAACAAGTAAAGCGGCAAACGAATCAATTAGAGAAGAAAAAATAGGGACTCAAGCTCGAAGGATGTATGCTTACCAAACTACAAAAGAATTAAAAGATGTTAACGATCGCGTAGACGCAAAAGTGGCTGAGAAAAAAGATTCTAAATGGGCTAAAAAGAACGAGAACAACATTTTTCTCGAACAAATCAAAGATGAGAATATCCGAGACATTTACAAAAACATTGACTGGGAGAAAGCGGGATCATCTAAGGAATATGGTGCCAAAGTTAATCGTAAAATTGCTGAACAACTTAATAAAAGAGTCAATGAATTAAAGCCGCCCAAAAAGAGCACGCTCGAATGGGTAACCGATAATGATGGATCAATTGGAGATTTATACCTTCGAGTTAAAAAATAGAAATGGATGGTAATCCGATTATAAAGGTGGTGAATAATTCAAAATGGAATACCCAAAAGAATACATACTTGTACACTCCGATGAAGATGACTCTATTGAGGGGTACTATCTATTACATTTTGGGGTAAAGGGAATGCGTTGGGGGGTTCGTAGGAGTCTAAAACAACTCGGATACAAAACCAATTCCCGCGACAAGAATAAAGAAGATATCGTATTAAACAAAGGAACTACTTTTCAACGTATTGTCACTTCATCCAATTCCGGATACACAAAAGGAGTTTATACTTCATATAAAACAGCCGATAAAGATTTATATAAGGGTGTTTTAGGAAGGATGAGAGTTCAGAGTTTATTGAAGGAGACGGGTGACGTATCATTAAAAGAATTATCCATGGTTGCTAAAAAAGATATAAGAATACCATCAAAAGAAACCAGACTTAAAGAGTTTTCTAAACTATATAATGATGATAAAGCTGGTGTCATGAATCTTATAAACGATCATGAGGTATCGCGGTATGGACGAAAAGAAAAATCTGGATTTGATTTAAAAGACAAGCGTCAATTAACAGATGCCTATGAAAAATTCAATGATGCTTTATCGGTGGGGACTCACTCTCCACACGGTCATGTCATAGAAAAGTACTACGACACATTATCGAAAAAGGGATACGATGCAATTCCAGATGAGAATGATATTCGATTGTCCACATTTAAAGCTCAAGCCCCTATTATAATGTTTAATACAGCACAATCTATTGGGCGTGTTAAAGTTAGAGAATTGTCAGCATCCGAAGTATACAATGCATACCGAAGAACCATTGTAAAAAAGGTAATTAGAGACTTAACAATGCCTGGACGTATTGGATCTGAGAAACTATCTCCGGATCTAATAAAGAGAGCATCTCAACATGCTCGACAGTTGGAGAAAGACAAGTTTGATTTGAATAAAAATTATACTCTAAAAGATTTAGCGAGCGATTGGCAAACTCACAGATTATCTACATCCCAAATTTCAAGAGTTAGTTCTAAAATGGATGAGGGAAAAACCCACGACGAATCAGTTAAAGAAATTGTGGGTGTTGGTAATGTTGCCGTGGATTATTTATTAGATAAAATGAACTTATAAAAATTCAAAATGGAATATTATAAAAAGAAAGGGTGGCATACAAAATGAATAATGTATCATCAGAACAAATCCAACAAATTAATAGTATTAACAATAATACTAAAGCAATGATGTTTGGAACAAAAATTCAAACAATCATAAGCACCTTAAATGGTATTGCTAGTAAAGGAACACCTGTAAATGCGGTTAACGCTAGTAAAGTACTAACTATCTCGGGGGTTGTTAAAGATGGAGAAAAAGTAACAATTAACAATCCAGCAATATCTGGAAGTAATGTATACGAATTTCTAGCTGACGACGACCAAACAAAAACCGCTGAAACAAATATTGGGGTGGATATTACATCGCATGTAACCAAAGCATCCAATACCTTGACAGTCGATACTCAACCAACGAGTGGTAACACAATGACTATTGGTGGAAAAGTTTATACGTTTGTTCCAAATAACACTGATACCGCAGATGGTGAAATATCCATAGGTACCGACTTGGCATCTGCTCAAGCGGCAATTGTAGCAGCTATAAATGGAACTGATGAATTTAATGAACCAAACATGCTAGTGAGCGCTGGTGAGTTTGCGTCTGACGATTGTGTAATTACTGCACTTATTGGTGGAACTTCCGGAAACGCAATAGGAACTGTCGAAACATTTACAGCATTAACTAATGTCTTTTCGGCTGCGACTTTAGGTTCTGGTGCTGATTGTTCCGCCGCAAATGCTGTTACTGCGTTAGTTGCCGCAATAACTGCTGATGATACACAGGGAGTTGGAGCAGCAGATGGTGTTGGTAATACCGTAGATTTAACAGCTGATGTTGCTGGCGTAGTTGGAAATGCAATACAGATTGGTGAGACAATGGTTAATGGTGCATTTGCTGCTGGAGCTACAACTCTAAGTGGTGGTGTTGATGGTACTGTTGGAAGTGAAAATCAATTTATGATTGATGATTCCTACTTATATCACTGCATTGATACCAACACAACAACCGGAAAGAACTGGAGAAGGATTTCTCTTGGTAGCGTCTATTGATCTATATTGATTTAGGGGTGATGAATTCAAAATGGATAATATTAACATAACTTCTAGGCTAAAACATGCCTGGAATGCATTCTTAAATAGAGATCCAACTGATGCGTATAATGATGTCGGTAGAGGATACTCATATCGCCCTGATCGACCACGACTAACAAGAGGAAATGAACGATCTATTATAACATCTGTATATAATAGGATAGCATTAGATGCCGCAGCATTGAGTATAAAACACGTCCGACTAGACCAAAATGATAGATTTATCTCGGTCATTGATTCGGGACTTAATACTTGTCTATCTTTAGAATCTAATATAGATCAAACTAATAGAAGTTTTATCCACGATGTTATAATGTCGATGTTGGATGAAGGATGCGTAGCCATAGTACCAATTGATACTACGTTTGATCCAAAGATAACTGGTTCATTTGATATAACATCTATGCGAACTGGTAAGATTTTAGAATGGTATCCACAACAGGTAAAAGTTCAGGTGTATGATGATAGAGTTGGAGTTAAAAAGGATATATTACTAAAAAAAAGTACAATAGCCATTATAGAAAATCCCCTCTATGCAGTCATCAATGAACCAAACTCAATAATGCAACGTCTTATTCGAAAGTTAAATCTCTTAGACGCTGTCGACGAACAAAGTAGTTCTGGTAAATTGGACTTAATAATTCAATTACCATATATTATAAAAACAGAACAAAGAAAACAACAAGCGGATAAGCGAAGACAAGACATTGAAGATCAATTATCTGGTTCTAAGTATGGCATTGCTTATACTGATGGTACGGAACGTATTACGCAGTTAAATCGTCCAATTGATAATAATCTATTGACTCAGGTTCAATACTTAACGAGTATGCTATATAGCCAGCTTGGTATTACCCAGAGTATATTAGATGGATCTGCGGATGAGAAGACAATGCTAAACTATTACAATAGAACAATAGAACCACTTCTTTCAGCCGCAATTGATGAAATGAAGAGAAAGTTTTTAACAAAAACAGCAAGGTCTCAACGACAATCAATTTCAATATTTAGAGATCCGTTTAAACTTGTTCCAGTTAATGAGATATCAGAGATTGCTGATAAGTTTACTCGAAATGAGATAATGACCTCAAATGAAATTAGACAAGTTATAGGTATGAGACCAGCAGACGATCCGAAAGCAGATGAACTTAGAAATAAGAATCTAAGTGAACCATCTAAGGGACTACCAACAAATTCAATTGATGATAAAACTAAAGATACTAATACATAAAAAGGAGGTAAATTCAAAATGGAAAGATTTGATTTCAGTGGTTGGGCTACCCGAAATAATCTTAAATGCTCAGATGGTCGTATTATCCTGAAAGATGCATTTAAGCATAATAACGGACAAGTTGTACCACTTGTCTGGAATCACCAACACAACGACCCTCTCAATATTCTTGGACATGCTATGCTTGAGAATAGAGATGAAGGTGTTTATGCCTATTGCGTATTTAATGATACCGAATCTGGAAAAACAGCAAAACAGCTTGTTGAGCATGGTGATGTATCAGCCTTATCAATTTACGCAAACAAACTCAAACAACAAGGTAGTAATGTATTACATGGAGCAATTCGTGAAGTAAGTCTTGTTCTTTCTGGTGCAAATCCTGGCGCATTTATTGACTCTATAATTAGTCATGGTGAAGAGTCAAGTGAAGAAGCTATCATTTACACTGGTGAAAACATAGCACTATATCATACAGATAATAAGGAGGGTGCAGAGATGCCAAAAAATGAAAAACCAGATCCAGCTACAGAGTCGGAAGAGACCGTAGCAGACGTGTTTAATACGTTAAGTGAAAAACAAAAAACAGTTGTATATGCCTTAATTGGTCAGGCATTAGAAGATGTAAATGGATCAGACGAAGATGATAATTCTAAAGGAGGAGCAGAAAAAATGAAGCACAATGTTTTTGATAACGAGGAAGTAAACAACAATGATGTTCTTAGCCATGCTGATGTGGAGGCTATATTTGCTGATGCAAAACGTTATGGAAGTCTGAAGGATAGTGCCCTTGCACATGGTATTACTAATCTTGATTATATGTTCCCAGATGCAAAAGCTATTGACGGAACACCTAATCTCATTACTAGAGAAATGGGATGGGTTTCCAAAGTTATGAGTGGAACACATCATACACCATTCTCTCGCATTAAATCTATACATGCTAATATCACCGAAGCAGAAGCGAGAGCAAAGGGTTATGTAAAAGGTAATCTTAAGGTTGAAGAAGTATTTGGTCTATTAAAGAGATCTACTACTCCAACTACTATCTATAAGAAACAAAAATTAGATAGAGATGATGTAGTGGATATAACTGATTTTGATGTTGTTTCTTTCTTGAAAGCTGAGATGAGACTAATGTTAGATGAAGAAATAGCTAGAGCTGTTCTTGTTGGAGACCAAAGACTTTTATCCTCAGATGATAAAATCAATGAACAGAATATTCGTCCAATATGGACAGATGCCGATTTATACACAATTAAAAAGTCAGTTACTGTAGCATCTACTGCGACTGCTGATCAAAAAGCTAAAGCATTCATTCGTGCTGCGGTTAAAGCTCGTAAAGAATATAAAGGTTCTGGTAATCCAGTGTTGTTTACTACAGAAGATACTCTTACTGATTGTCTCCTTATGGAAGATAACACTGGTAGAGTTATATATGATACAGTTGATAAACTAGCTACCGCTTTGAGAGTTAAGG